ATCTCTCAAGTGCAACCACTTGAATTAATAAAGATATATTCAAATGCATTGTAGACCAGATATTTCCTGGTCAAGGTAACATTTTCTTATCTTTAGTGTTGGGTAAGTATTATGATAAGAATCACAACACAGAACACATATATGAACAAGGTTTCCCAATGGGTATTATTGGAAGCTTTGCCTTGATGAACTTAATCTCACATATTATATGTTTGTTTATTCATCAAAAAGCTTCTGAGGTCCACAATGAATCTATTATTTTTGATTATTTTGTGTGTGGAGATGACATTCTAATTATGAGTTCAGTTGAATTAAAAAATATTATAATTCCTATCATCCAAGACTATGGTTTTCATATAAATTATGAAAAATCTATGTTTGATAGCCACTTTGGAGAGTTCTTGAAAGTATATGTTCAAGATCAATACTCCTATCCATTAAAAGCAAAATCATTTATTAAGTGCTTGGGACAGAATAATAATTCGATTCTTCCTTCAATCTTACATTCATACATTTTTCAGTTTTCTGAAAATAAGAATATGAAAGTACAAAAAGATAGTTTAAAACTATTTGTGGATAAATTTAGATATTTAAGTCTAAACTTAAAAATTGGTTTAATGATATTGATTGTGAACAATAGTAATAATACTCCTCAGGAGATATTAGAACTACTACAAGTTCAAAATACCACTAAAGTAAGATTAGATGGAGAAAAGATTAATTTTAATGAACCTAATACTTTAGAAGTAATTAAGTCATTATACTGTACTGATATTTATAATATTCCAATAAGGGATATTAATACCAGAATAATCAATTCAATGTTAAATATTCCATCAGTAGTTGCTGAGTTAAATCAAAGTATATCCTTGAAATATTACAATGCTACTGTTGTGGTGACGACAGATCTAGATGTAAATCATCCATATCATCACCTCTTACTCAATTATCACCAATTTCATATAGGTACTTATAAATTAAAACATTATTTCCTAACTGAGACAAATTCTAGAGAATTTCAAGTATTTAATTATGACTATTTAGCCAAGATAAATTCCTCAAAACTAGAGATAGATCAGTTTCCAACTTCTGAAGAAACATTTAACAATTTCCTAGAACATTTGAAAGATCAATTTGTCAAAAATTATAAATTAGGTAAGATCACAAATAAAGAAGAATCAAAAGAAGTAGTAGAATTTTAAAAAATTAATTAAAATTCAACAAACCCTGGAGAATATATATCTAAGCCCGGTGTATGTTAGTTAAGATTGAGGTACATATCTTGTATTCGGTAAAATTAAAATTCTCGATTACTGATAAGTAGAGATTATACTACTTTTCGAAATTCAGTATCGAATTTTATGAATTTTGTAGCTCACCTCGGGTAAGATCCTCTTAATCTTAATTCACATACACCAATAAATATAAGGGTTAAGCTTGTCCTGTTATCTTAGATATACTCCATAACAAGAAATATAAGTAAATTATATTAGTCATATTATTTTCGTGAGAAAATAACCAAGCACTTGGGACAATTAATAATTATTGGTGATTAACTTTCACTAATAAATTATTTGCGTTTAATGGAC